GGTGTGAATGATAAACTTATTCAATACCAATTTGATTTCCAATTAGGTCAACCATATAAATTAATATTATAATGGGAGTAATTAGTACACAAGGTTTTACATTTCGATTGATGGCCAGTGGTAGTAATGGGTTTCAACAATTAGATGTATTTGATGATGAAGATATAAAATTATCAAATAATGTAACTGGCCTGTTTGATATCGGTGTCCTACCTTCAGATTTTACTCGTCAAATTACTCTACCAGGTTCAAAAGTAAACGATGCATTCTTTCAACACGCATATGATATATCAATCTTTGACCCATATCTATTTGCTACTAACGTTAAAGTGGCTGCATACTTTGATTTTGATTCAATATACCTATCAAGTGGGTATATTCAGTTAAATAAAATAAATGTAACTGCTAATAAGTTTGTTGATTCATACGAAATTACAATGTATGGTACACTTTCATCATTTGGTAGGGATATTAACAAATTCTTTCTTACTGATTTGACTTCTCTTTCAGTTTATAATCATACTTCATCGTATGATAATATAGTAAAAAGTTGGAGTACAAGTAGTGCATTATTTAATGGCGATATTGTTTATCCACTTGCAGATTATGGACAAGGGTGGCAATATACACCATCAAACATTTATACAGGTATAGATTCAAATGAAGGTGCATTAAATGTACAGGACTTTAAACCTGCTATTAGGATAAAACCAGTAATAGATGCAATATTTAATGAAGCAGGATATACTTACTCATCTTCATTCCTTAATCAAGATTTTATTAATGATACTTATTTAATTTGTAATAATTCTCTAAGATATCCAGAATATGCTGGTGTAGATTTAGAAACATTAGGTGTAGTAAAATTATCACCTCTTTCAGGTAGTGGTCAGACAGATTTAATTGTAACTCAAGAAACAATTACTAACTTGCCATGGTACAATGTTGAAAGAGACCCATCGGGTGTTGTTGGTACTAATTCATCTTATACTATTACATTAGACCATAGTTCATCTTTATCAGGTATACTTAATTTAAATGTTAATATGTCTGGTTCAATCGGTGGAGCAACTGTTGAAATTATCGTTAGAGAAACAGGTTCTTTATCGACAGTATCACTTAATACATTACCTGCTATTAGTAATTACTTTTTTGATAGAACGTATCAAGATTTTGCTGCAGGTAATACTGGACAAAATCAAACTACTGAAGTTCAGACAGAATTCCGAACTAGTCTAATAGGACCAGGAACATATTATTTTGCATTAAATTGGAGAGACCAATTTAGCGCACCATACAATAATTTTAGATTTACATTAGACCCAGGTGAAACACCAAAATCTTATTTAGAAATTAAAAAAGTAAATCAAGCAGCTGATGGTGAAGTATTAGATATACCTTCCAATATGCCGTATGGTACAACTGGAATTAAACAAATTGATTTTATATTAGGATTACAAAAGAAATTCAATTTGGTAATTTATGCAGATAAAACTAAACGAAACAATTTTATTATTGAAACATTTAACGATTGGTATACTAAAGGAACAGTTAGAGATTTTAACAAATATATAAATTTAGATAATACAATAGAAGTTATTCCAGCTAATAATCTTGCAGTTAATAAATTAACTTTTGGAGATACATTAGACCAGGATTATATTTCACAACAATTTTCAAAAGAAGCAAATAGAGAATTTGGTAAACAATACTACATTGATACCACTAACTATTTCTCACAAGGAAGTTTTGATGTTAAAACAACATTTGCATCAGACCCTCTAATTAGATTAGCAGGAACAGGTCTATCTGGTAGTGTTGGTGGAATAAATCCACAACCAAATGAATACTTAGTTGGTACTGTTCGTTATGGTTATTCATATACTCCACAAGATGCGTGTTTCTCAGGTGCTAATTTAACAACTTATACTGATACCGGTAGAATACAGCAAGGTCTTATAGTATATCAAGATGCATATGGTCAAAATCCAATTACAGGATTACTATTTGTAGTAGACCCTTCATCAACTGAAATTTATAATTTAAATTCATCAACCGGTGAAATAGGATACGGAACGGGTTTCTTCTGTTAAAAAAAATATATTATGGCAACACAAAGAATACCAATTTATATACCAGTTTACATAAGCAGTGCAACATATGCACCTGCGAGAGTATTACCACGTATTTTATTTTTTAATGGAATGGTAGGTTGTGAGAGTTTTTATATTGCAGATGAAAATAATGCTGGAAGACAACAAGATGCATTTCCTTATTTTGATAATTACAATGTAGTATCAGGTAGTTTTCCAACAACTGATTCTAAATCTTTACTTTTTACGAATGAAACTGCCGTATATGGTCAAACACCAACTAGAAGTTTATATACTGAATATTGGGAAAAATATATCCAATTATTATACAATCCTAGAACTCGTCTACTTAATTGCTCAGCGATTATTCCTTTAGCTGATTATTTCGATATGCAACTAAATGATGTAGTAAACTTTAGAGGAAACTATTATCATCTAAGAGCAATAAATGATTACTCATTAAGGGATGGAACTTGTAATTTACAATTATTAGGTCCTATCATTGCTGATACATTTAGTCAAGAAGTTGGGCCGGCACCAACACCACCGGCACCACCAACAGCATTTGCAACTGCATCAATTTATTTAAGTGAATTTACTTCTGCTAGTGTGTTTATAGATGCAAACTTAATTGTATCTGGAACTGCATATTATTTTGCAGGTAATTTCACACAAAGTATTTCAGGTGGAGCAGTTGCTAACGTAGTAATGGAAGGTAAAGATGGTGGTTCAACGACTTGGGGTGCATATACAACTGCATCTGCAACCCTATCAATTTTAAATAACGGAACACCTATTACAAGTTCAACACAATACATTTATTCAGGTAGTGGTGATACAGTAATAACATTCCCAACAACATTTACTGCAGGAAATACTATTACAATTTCAGGTAGTAGTGCATTAGTAGGTTCTCCTACTCCACCACCACCACCAACGGGTAGTGCAACATTAGATTGGTCATTTAGTGAAATAAATGGTGCAAATGGAGAAATGATAATATATGTAAATTCAGTTGCAGTAGAAACAGCAACTTCAACTGCAGCAGGAACACGTAGTGTATATCCAGGTGATACAATTTATGTAGAATTAGAAATACTCACTACATGTGGTTCACCTAATACATACGCAAATGTTTATACAAGTGGAAATATAATAACTGATATAGCTTGTGCTAATGGAACACCTGTATCTTTAACGACAGGAACATATACAGTAGTAAGTGGTGATATAGGAAGTTATCTTGTGTTGGATACATACGCACAATGTGATAGTGGATGTCTCTAACTTATTTATTACAAAATTAATGTTATTACAATATGATTAAGAATTTAATTGATTTATTACAAGTGAATGATTTTATCGGTTATTCAGAACGATTAGATATCGCAAAGGGAAAATATGCTATTCCAACTACATTTGGTGGAGTATTTAAAAATATCAAAAGAAGAATATGGCCGACAAGACAGTCAAAATAAAAGTAGATATAGATACTGCCAGTTCAATAGCAGATTTAAAAGCACTTAAAGCTGAATTAAAGAAGACTGCAGCTGGTTCTGCGGAATTTACAAAATTATATAATGCAATAGATGATTTAGAAGATAAAATTAAATCAGCTAAAAACCAATCATCAGATTGGGTAGATAGTTTAGAAAGTGCAGGTGGACCATTAGGTGCGTTAGGTGCTAGTATAAATAAGTTAAAAGTTTCTACACAATCATTTGGAGCAGCATTAAAAGCAACTGGTATTGGTTTATTAGTTTCTTTAGTTGCAGGTTTAGCAGCAGCATTCTCTCAATCAGATGAAGCAGCAAAGAAGTTTGAACCTATCTTAATTGCATTACAAAGGATTTTAGGGGGTATTTTAGAGGCTTTATCACCACTAATAGATGGATTTATCGAATTCGCTACTACCGCTCTTCCTTATGTATCTAAAGCGGTTTCAGTTGCATACTCTGCAGTTACTGCCCTTTTCCAATCATTGGGTAAATTAGGTTCTGCTATTGGTAAATTAGTTAAAGGAGATTTCTCTGGTGCGTGGGAAGATGCAAAGGCATCAGTAACCTCATTCTCTACCAACTTTGAAGCAGCACAGGAAAGATATGTTGCTGGAACTAAGAAGTTAACTAAGATTGAAAAAGAAAATCTTAAAGAAAGAAACGAAGCACAGAAGGCTGCAGCAGATGAAGCAAAAAGAATTAAGGCAGAAGAATTAAAAGAATTATCTGACGGGCAGAAGGAAGCATTCTTAGAATTACTTTCTGAAAGAGAAGCTGAAGAATATAAAGTTAATGAACATTATGCAAATCTATTATATCTTGCAACTAAATATGGTGATGATACAACTCAATTAAAACTTGCACAGGCAAACGCACTAAAAGAGATTGATGATAAATATCTAAAAGAGGCTAGAGATAAACAAGATAAAGAGGATGAGGAAAAGAAAAAGAAGTACGATGAGTTTTCTAAGTTCCAAATGGAACAATATGAGAAGATTAAAGAGTTAGAACAAAATAGAGAAGATTTAACCTTTAAGACAAATCAAGTCATTGGTCAAAGTTGGGTAGATTTAGGTACTAATATATCAGGTATATTACAAAATTTAACCACAGTATTTGAACAAGGTTCAACCGCACAAAAAGTATTTGCAGTAGCAGCAGTTCTTATTAACGCAGCATCTTCAATTGGTCAAATCCTTTTGAATGGTGCAGCATCACAAGCAGAATACAATAAAGCAATTGCAACAGGTAATGCTGCAATCCTTATGGGTATACCAAAATTAGTAAATCCAATTACTGCCGGTATTGGTATCGCAGAGATAGCAGCAGGTAAAGCAGCAGTAACAGGTGCGATTGCAGGTAAGGCTGCAACCAAAGTAAATACAACTCTACAAGTTGCTGCAGTAGGAGCATCATCTGCAATTCAGGTAGCAGCAATCCTATCCGCTAAGAAAGCAGGTGGTGGTGGAGGTGGAGGAGCAAGTGGAGGTGGAGGAGGAGCAGTAAATATTGCACCACCAACAGTAGCAGCAGTAGGTGCACCACAAATACAAAGTGGTCAAGGAATTAACGCAGGACAACAATTAGGTGAAACAATAGGTGGTCAAATGAAAGGCGTGCGTGCTTATGTAGTTTCTCAAGATATACAAAATCAATCTGCATTAGATAGAAGAACAAATAGAGCAGCAACCTTTTCAGGTGGGTAATTATATTTCTTATTTTTAATGTTATTACATTATGGAATTATTTGAATTAACAATAGAGGAGAAGATGGATGAGGTTTTTGCAATTTCACTTGTAGAAAATCCTGCCATTGAATCTGATTTTATCTATTTCGGTAAAGAAGAAATTCAATTTGCAAAGGTTGATGAAGAACAACGTATGTTAATCGGACCAGTTCTTATTCCAGATAAAAGAATTTTAAGAGTAGATGGTGAGGGTAAACCTTATCAAGTCTACCTGTCTAAAGATACGATTAAACAAGTTGCACAGAATTACTTAATGAAAAAGTATACTGATAAAGCAACCTTAGAACACGATAAAACGATTAAGGGAGTTCATTTAGTGGAATCCTGGATTAAAGAAGGTAGATTAGATAAATCCAATTCTTACGGATTAGCTGGATTACCAGAGGGAACGTGGATGGGGATGTTTAAGATTACTGATGATAGGCTTTGGAATGATTATATTAAGACAGGGATTGTAAAAGGATTCAGTATTGAGGGTTTATTCTCTCATAAATTAATTCATGCATCTAAATCTTATTTATTAAAAGAGGTTAATGATTTAACTGAAAGTGAAGCAAGGGATTTATTAAATTCTATTCATTTACTTTTAAAGGCTCAAACCGAATTAGAAGAATCTTATGCTGATTATCCGGATGGTGTGAAGGCAAATGCTAAAAGGGCATTAGAATACGCAGATAAAAATGGTTGGGGAAGTTGTGGAACACCCGTTGGCAAACAAAGAGCAAATCAATTAGCTAAAGGAGAACCAATATCGGTTGATACAATCAAACGCATGTATAGTTTCTTAAGCAGACACGAAGGTGATTTAGTATCATCAACTGCATACGGAGATGGTTGTGGTAAACTTATGTATGATGCATGGGGAGGAAAGGCTGCATTGGGATGGAGTAGAAATAAATTGAGAGAGTTAGGATTACTAAATGAAAGTGAAGGAAATCCATCTATACCAAATTCATCATATCCAGGACAAAAGGCAAGTGGTAGTATATCACCTGCACTATTAGATTAATATGAATACTAATATCGTACATAGTAAAATACAGGAGTTTGTTAGTAGGGAAATATCCGTAACGGAATTTTTATCTTTACTAAAAACATCTGATAAGACTAATAAAATGAATGTTAGATGGAGAACGGAAGGTTCTGCAGATGGAAGTGGGAAACCACCACACACTGCACAATACTTAATGTGGTGGGATGAGAATGAATATGTAGGTGGAAACGCCGGAGGTAGTGATACTAAAGAGGCACAAAACCAATTGAATCTGCGAGTAACAGATAATAGTGGTACATGGAGAACACTAAGTTATGATAACATAGATAGTGTAACCTTCAAAAGAAAAAAATATATTATAAAATAAAAAAATAGAAATTATGGGAACAATTATCAATCAACAACATTACGCTGAAAATGGACAATTCTCAGGTGGTGCAGCTGTAACTCCAACAACAGGTTCGATATTTCTTTCTGAGACAGGTTCGTTTGGATTTGTTGCAGGAGGATTATATGTAGGTCTTGTTGGTACATTAGTTGCAAGAACAGTAGATGGTTCAGTATTATCATTTGTATCAGCATCAGGATTTATTCCTGGTATTTTTACAGCAGTATCTGCTTCATCAACTTGTGCAAGTATTATAGCATTAAAATAAAAGACTATGTTGTATTTAAGAAATACTAATCAAATGCAATCTCTTGGAGGAGGAGTCCTAAGAGGGCCTGCAGAGATACCACCGCCACCACCTCCGGGGCCAACACTTAATTATTTTGATGGGTTAGGTAGAACTATATATAATGGTTTTATAGAACCGACCGTATATCCAAATAATTTTGCTACAGCAAGTGTAGTTTCCGGTCCAACAATGCAAAATGGTATATTAATACCAGCATTAGCTACTCCAACACAATTCAGGTCTACTCAATGGTTAGGATATTTTAAAGCTAGTACAACTGAAACATATACATTTTATATACTAACTGATGATAGTAGTGTATTATGGCTTGGTAATGCTGCAACTGCATCAGTTTTAACTACTGGTAGTGCAGTAGTAGTGGCACCTACAAGTGTAACCATTGCTTCTGGTAGTATATCATTAACATCAGGTAGCTACTATCCGATGAGAGTACAATACACAGATGGAAGAGGTGCTCAATATTTTAGTTCAAGTTTCTCAACTCCTTCTATACCAGAAAGAAAAGATTATAATACATGGATATTTGCTAATACAGCATCATTAGGATTCTAAAACCAAATACAATGCCAATACCTAAACCAGAGAGTGGAGAATCGGAAGAGAAGTACATCGGTAGATGTATATCTGAAATCAGTAGTGAATACGATTCCGAAGGACAAGCCTATGCAGTATGTAAGGGAACTTACGATATGGATAAAATGAGTAAGATAAAGGATACTTCAGCTAAAGTAATGGCTAAAATTATATATAACGTAAAGTTTAGGGGTATCAATTTAGCAGAGGGTGGTGACCCTTGTTGGGATGGATACGAACAAATCGGTACAAAGGATATGGATGGAAGAGAAGTTCCAAATTGTGTACCTATAAAAGAAGAATAGATAATGGATACTACTGAAACAAGATTATTAGATTTAGAGTTAAAGGTAGAACATCTTCAAAGAGATGTTGAAGAGTTAAGAGATATCCTTATATCCTTATCGTGGACAATAAACGAATTCAATAAAAAATTAGAGAGTGACAAAGGTTAAGAATGCTAGTAGCAATAGTAGAGTTCCCAAAAATAAAAAGAGAGGCTCGTATGCGAAGAGTTACAATAAGCATACACCGAGGCCGAAACCCACAAGAGGACAAGGTGGTTAAAATCAAATTAGTCCCATTCTTAGCGGGCAAGGTTAAAAGATAAATACAAAATGATATGAGTGTTACATTGGTTACAATAGAGGTTAGAAACGGAGATATTGCTAAGGCCCTAAAGTTATTTAAAAAGAGGGTCGAAGATAGTGGACATCTTCAGGAACTGAGGGAAAGAAAGGAATACAAGAAACCTTCAGTAGTTAAAAGAGAAAAAATGAATAAAGTATTATATAGGCTGCAGAGGGAGAGAACACTGGAACAGGATAGAGAGAATGGGATAACCCATAGAAAGAAGACCAAATAGGTCTTTTTTTCGTTTTAGCCCAAAACCGCATATTTATTAGCAGAATAGGTCTTATTGCCGTTTGACCTACTTCCTTTGGTTTATGTATTGTATCTCAATACAAATGATTTACCCCCTTTATCTTTGGATTTAGGGGGTTTTTTTGTACCTTTGGAAATCTCATAATCCTACCAGATATATCTAAAATCGTTAGTTTTCATAACTAATTGATAGTCAATCTCATGCGAAATAACCCTAAAATAATTGAAAAAAATATGGGAAATAATTTGGAAATGTGGAATATTATTCGTAGTTTAGCTTTATAAGATTAAGAGATAAACAATTAAAACGTAAAAAAATGAAAAAGTTACAAAATGAGTATTTGAGTTTGGCAATTGGAACATCGATTTCCACCTTTGGTAATGTTAATACACCCTTCGTTAAGGCGTTCCTTATGGGACATATCATCGGTAAGAGTGGTAGAGATATTACTGAAAGTGAAATGGAGTTCATCAATTCTATTGAGTTAATAGATTATGATTTACAATCAGAGGGTGAGGATGAAAACGAACCAATTGATAATATTGAAGAGGTATTAGTAAATCACTTTGATGAGGTTTTTGCTTCGGCAACTTCAACAAAAGATATATACCGAACTTTATGGGATATATACGAAGATGATTATAATGCAGATGAAGATAGAGATGGCCAGATATTTGATGATATGGTAAATGATGCTATCAAATATGGTATCACCAAATAATCCTTTCATTGACTATCAACGAGTTATGAAAAACACTAAAAATAATTGAAAAAAATATGGGAAATAATTTGGAAATATCAGCTTTTCTTCGTAGATTAGCTTTATAAGATTAAGAGATAAACAATTTAAAATTTAAAACAAATAAAAAAATGAAAAATCAAGAAAGAAACGAAAAATGTAATTGTGGTTCAGGTATTAAGTACAAAAAATGTTGTATGAAAACTAGCCAAACTAATCAACCCAAAAATGAATACATCAATACATTTGGTGCTTATTATAAAGATGATACATTAGATGGGTTCTCATTTGGTGTAATGGGTTATGAACAAGCTAATATGTTGTCAACTGCTGTTTTTAAAATGACAGAGGCTGAGTTAGAAGATTTGGAAAAAACTGGTGAAGAGTTTGATGCAAAGGAGTGTTTCAAACATTTAGAAGATAGTATCAAATATTGGAATTTACATACTATTGGTAGTGAAAGAAGAAAAGAAAAGCATTGTATTGCAAATGTAAATTTTGGAGATGAGAATATATTAAAATCAACTATGTGTATAATGCAAGATATTCATATTCTTACTACATTAGGTTACATTAAAAATGATAACTATAATGGAATGACTTATGGTTATGCATCAGAAAAATTTTAAATTACAATAAACTAAATAAGTTATGAGCAAATTTAAATTAGTAAGTAAACCTAAAAAAGATTGGTCTCCTGTATTTAAAAACAATACTGCAGTAACCGATGTAATATGGGGACCTCTTCAAATTAATGGAACAAATACAATAGGATGGACTGGATTAACTCCATCAACTAAGCCATTTTCGAATTTTATGAATAAGGCAAATGAAACAATCTTCAAAAATGATATGAGTGTTGTTCAAAACTTTCACTACGATGAAATTGTTGAATACGCATCTCAAAGAGAGGATTACAAAGTAAATAAGATATCCCTATATACATCAGATTTTATAGTTGTAGATGAAGATTATGGTAGATTGATGTTCACTCCATATTCAGATGGTGTTATGTTGTATGGTATTAACATCAAAAAAGAATTAAGAAATAAAGGAGTTGGGACAGAAGTAATGAATAAGTTATATGATTTATCTGAGGAGATGAATATACCAATTTATTTAATACCATATCCAGATGATAATTTCCCAACAAAAGATGAAAAGAAATGTATTGATAGATTAAAATCATATTATGAAAGAATTGGATTTGGGCCTGTATCCGATAGTTCATTAATATGGTGTAACTTTGAATAATAAAATTATGAGAAATAGAGATAAAATATTTTGGGGATTGGTAATCATATGGTTGACAATCACATTAGTAAAACAATTTTAAAAATAAATCCCTAAAACTTCGTGTTTGGGGATTTACCTTAATACTTATATATAATATACAAAACTAAAAAGGAATATAAATGGCAAAAAACGTACTTATCTATCCATCTCATTTTGAGTTGATGGATAATTTATCAGATGCCCAAAGTGGGATACTGATAAAAGCAATTGGGTTATTCAATAAGGGAATAGAACCCACACAAACCCACATAACCGATTCGGTTGTTTTGGGTATTTGGATGGCAATCCGTAGAGATTTTGTTCTTCAAGAAGAAAATTACCAAAAAAAGTGTGAAATCAATCAAAAGAATGGTAAAAATGGTGGTAGACCTAAAACCCATTCGGATATTATGGGTTTAAGTGAAACCCACTCTAACCCACAGAACCTTAAAGATAAAGATAAAGATAAAGATAAAGATAAAGATAAAGATATAGAGATAGAAGCTATTAGCTATAAAGCTAAACTTATTACTGATAAATTTAATAAAACATTTTATGAATAACTTACAACCTAAACATCTATCTACTAAATCTGATATTGAGTTTACTCTTCAGCAAAAAGTTTTCATTCAAAACTTTATTACACAACATAGAAGTGAATTAGACAATTGGGAGTTTAACTTCTTACTTGTACTCTTTAATTCTACTCATTACTCAGAGCAACAAAAGGATACATTAGAAAAAATAATCAAAAACAAATAAGGCTACCAGCTCCTTGAGAACAGTTATCCTTGTATTTATAAGCACATAAACTATATATAATGGCACAACACAAAAACAAAGCAGGAAGACCTTCATTCCTCCAACCATCAGAATTTCACACTTGTAATAAATGCAAGACTACAAAACCAGCATCAGAATTTTATAAATGTTCTTCAAGACCGACAGGTAAACAACCAAATTGTAAAGAATGTAATCGAGAAGAAGGTATTTATTTTAGACACGTTCTTCGTGAGGAATACTATTGGTCTCAGAATGGAACTGGTTACTTTGAAAAGGATTACCGAAAAACTCTTGATTACTACAACGATTACATCAGAGCTGATAAAATCCCTTTCATCTATTCAATCCAAACCCCATCAGGTATTTATATTGGATGTTCTCGTTCTAAATTTGTAGTTCGTAAAGGAAGACATAAGATAGATTATATGCGACATGTCAGAGGACAGAAAACAAATTTCATACCAGGATTACATTCAGCGTTTGATAGGGAAGGTGAGAATTGGATTAAGTACTTAGATACTATGAAGATATTAGAAACCTTTTCAAAAGATTTAACACAATCTCAGTTACTTACAAAGGAAAGAGCGTACATTAAAAAGTATGAATCACAGGGAATCCCACTCTTAAACATCGTTGGTTCTAAAAACGATATGAGAGTTAAAAAAAATCAATAATATGAAAAGAATTAAACTTGGTGACTGGGTTGAAGCAGGTATCCATTTCCTCACTTTAGGTTATGGCGAACGTATTTCATTGTTCATAGCAATAAAGCTCCTTAAATTGAACTCCTGTGGGTGCTGTGAACGAAAGGAATGGCTTAATCGTCTAACCAATCCAACATTCGATGGTAAATGTAATCAAATCAAATTTTAAACTAAACAAAAACACAGATGTCACAAATCACAGCAGCAGTTAGTGGTAGTTCATTTCTACCAACTGATAATTCATCAGTAAAAGAAATCGATAGTAACTCAGTTTACATCGTAGATTTTACCAAATTAAATTCGGTAAACGATTTAATTCTTATCCTTAGTGGATTAGGTATTGGCTTTCCCGGCAACCACCCACTAATTGAAAATCTAAAACCATTTCTTAATTTAGATAATCCAATTCCACAAGAGGGTTTACAAAAGGCACAACAACCACGTCCTGAACCGAAGGATTTAGAATTACCAAAGATTAAAAAAGTATAATCCAATCCGTATGAAAGATTTAGGTGAAATCGAATTACAAAAACTAAAAGATGTCATCAATGGGATTCAAGGTGATACTTTTCCATCACAACACGCTAATTTCATTTGGAGTATGTATAATCATTTAAATGATGCACACGAGAGTGAACCATGTCTATGTGGAAGTGCTGCGGATAGATGGAGAAGATACATCGAATTCCATAGAGACTACATTAAAACTAAATGATAAGTGGAAGCATCCAAGCAGAATGTGATAAAAGATTATCAGTCCTATATCACGACAAACATCGTTGGTTAATATCAGAGGCAAAAAAACTGACTAAGAATACGGAAGAGGCAGAGGATTTAGTACAAGAACTCTTTGAGTATCTACACATCAAACAAAATCCAAAACTATTTTGGGGTGAATCATATAATATCTTCTATTGTAATAAATTTCTATTCAGTAGATTTATGAATAAAACTAAATCCCTTAACCGAACAGAACTAATGGGTGATGTTAAAGTAGAACTACTATGGGAAGAAGACGTTCCGTATGATGAAGAATTAGATAGAGAATTAGAAAGGGCACACAACGAAGTCATTAACGAATTGAAATCCCTATCCGTAACTCGTCTCTGGCCATCTGCAAAGATATTTGAATTGTATTGGATGAGTGAAGATACCCTACAAGAGACTGCAGACAAAATCGGTATCAGTAAGAGTACTACCTTCATTGCAGTAAAGAAGATAAGAAAGTATTTACAAAACACAATTAAATCTCCATTCAATGGGTAGTGAAAATAAAAGAGTTGCTAAATCAGGTAGAGTATATTATACAAGAAGTAAAGCATATGTTCCATTAGATAAGAAGAAGGATATACCTCCCTTCATGCATTCACGTACTAACCCTCACTATCTTCGGTACTTCGAAAGAAAAACTCAAATCCGTAGTGAGTATCCATTTTGGCATAAGATGAGTCCGGAACAATGGAGAGGATACTATGAAAGGGTATACCGATTAATGCAAACTGATGCGGATTATCAATATTGGATAAAGGAAGTCAATGCAACTGAAAGACAACAAATTAATTGGGAGACCTTAGATAGAAAGATACAAAGACAGAAGGATTACCCAAATGGATTTACACATGACTGATATTAAGAAAGACAAACTGGATGAACTGACCCATTTCATTCAATCCAATCCAATCGTATACGAAACCTATAAGAGGCATTACGAAACTGATGAAGTAAAAGTAGATTACTTCCAATCCTACTCAATAGAAGATATCGACCTTTTCATATCTACATGGAGTAGATTTATGAAATAATCCGTATATCTATATATACATATATACACCATCACATACAATCCCACACATTGCGTGTTATTATCTATATACATTTAATAAATGGAAAATAATGGCTAGATTTGAAAAAGGTCATAAATTAGCAACAGGAAGACCTAAAGGTGCATTGAATCGTTCAACGGAAGAAATGAAGTTGACGATATCTCGTGCAGTGAATAATACACTAAGTACCATCTCAAAAGATTTAGAGGAGATAAAGAAACGCAACCCCGAAAGGGCAATGGAGTTAGCATTAAAGTTATTAGAATACACTATGCCTAAATTAAAATCGGTAGATATTACAGGTACAATGGAAGTCAATGCAAGAATACAGCAAATCTCAATACACATCTTAGATGGAACTAAACATACGAACGAGTAAGACATATAGGGATATAGAATCATCGCGTAAGATATGTATACTGCAAGGTGGTACGAGAAGTTCTAAATCTTATTCAGCACTACAATGGATATTAGTCCATGCACTATCAGAACCTGGAGTAGTAGTATCAATAGTAAGGAAATCATTCCCATCAATGCGTGTATCTATTATGCGTGATTGGATTGGTATACTGAAAGAGTTAAACATATGGGATGAAGACCGGTGGAGTGCAACGGAACACATCTATACCTTTGAGAATGGAAGTATGGTAGAGTTTATGTCTATCGATTCATCAGAGAAGAGAAAGGGAAGTAGTAGAGATTACCTATTCATTGACGAGTGTAATGAGTTAAGTAGAGAGGATTACTTTCAGCTCTTTATCAGAACGCGGATTAAAACTATCATCGCGTACAATCCATCCTTCGGAACTAACCACTATATCTTTAATGAAGTGCAGACACACCCTCAGAGTGATTTGTACATATCTACATTCAAAGATAATCCTTTTTTGGAACAATCCATCGTTGATGAGATAGAACGTCTTAAAGAGGTTAATCCAGAGTATTACAAGATATACGGATTAGGGATACCTGGCAACAATGTTGGTACTATCTTTAACATAAGTGTAATAGATGCGATACCAGATGAGGCAGAGTTCGTTGCATTCGGTATGGACTTTGGTTTTAGTATAGACCCAACTACGATAATGGCGATATACAAATGGGATACCAACCTGTATATAGATGAGTTGTTATATAGTAAGGGATTAGTGACAGGAGAGATAGTAAAGGTACTAAGAGATTTAGAAGTAGAGAGGGCAGAGATATGGGCGGATAGTGCAGAGGGAAGATTAATAGAAGAAATATATAGAAGTGGATTTAACATTAAGGGTGTAAGAAAGGGTAAGGATAGTATTCGCATGGGTATAGACATCATGCAAACCTTTAAACTGCACGTGACTAAGGCATCTAAGAATACCATACAAGAGTTTTCGGAGTATGTGTGGATGGTAGATAAGAATGGTAACTTTGAGAATGTGCCAGTAGATTACTCCAATCATACTATCGATGCAATCCGTTATGTGTGTATGGAAAGATTAAACGTAAGAAAAATAAACGCAGGTAAGTATGCAATATCAATCGGACAATACAAACTCTAACGACCAGGTATGGAACGTAGAGGAGATAAGAGAACTACTGCAGTATGTACAACATCTGCAAGAACACAATGAAACCCTTCAGGCAAGTGTGATAATGATACAAGCCAAATTAGATAATGAAGAGGCAAAGGTAAAACATTTAGTAAGAACAATAAAACAAATTACATATGGTGCAGGAATTAACTTTACACATCCCAACTGATTGGAACGATGTGAGTTTAGATAGATATCTTAAACTACAAAACCTTCTAAAACAATACGCGGATGATGAAGAAGCAACCACTGCAGTTCTAATGGTAGAACTATGTGGATTAGATGCGGAATATCTCAAACAGGTATCGATAGAAGATTTTCTAATGTTGAAGAATGAGTTAAGTAAATTCATTACTCGCACTGATTATGAGTTGCAACGATTCGTTAAATGGAATGGAGTAGAATACGGATTCGAACCTAACCTATCACAAATGAGTTATGGTGCGTACTTAGATATCAGTAAGTTTAGTTCCATTGCAATAGATGAGAATTGGGTAAAGATAATGAATATCCTATATAGACCAGTGACAAGAAAGAATGGAGATATGTATGAGATAGAACC